GAATATTGTTGAGTTTTGGGTGTGTGGTCGTCAATATTTTCTTGCCTGTCAGTCCACAGACGTCGAAACGTGGCAGGTCCACACATGCCATCTGCTGAAAGACCCTTCGATCTCTGATATTTTTTGACAGCCCTTGTTAGCCTATCATCAAAAAACCTTTCGCCAAACCATGATGGATCCCAACCCAAGCGGGCCGCGGAGGCTTCGTTATAAAAGTTCTTATCCATTTAATGTTTTCCTATTTGCGTATAATCCCTACAATATAATTATCCTGCACAATGGAATATGTCGAGTTATCCACAGTAATTTCTTCAATCATACTGTTGTCGACTATAATGGAATCGGTGTTATCAAGGTCAAATCTGATATCGTCCGCCCAGCCGAGTACATTATAACTAGTGTATCGTTCTTCGGTGGGCTTATAATCATCAGGTAACAAAATACCCATTGGTGTTTCGTTTTCAACTGCTGGTTTGCGATTATTGATCAATACATACCTATTGACTGGCTTAAACATTGTTTATCTCCTTTAATAATATCTTTTCGTGATTTTTATACTGCATCTGATCCAAGAACACACTAGTCCTTGCATCACACATTGAACACACCAAAGAAACACAAACGTTATCGCCTGCCGTGGCCTTGATGTTGCCGGTGGGTCTCCACTGACACTGGCTTGTATTTCTTTGTTTGCAATTAATAATTAATTCATGCTTCTCAAATAGGTGATTAAAATTTTTCAATTTTCCCCCTAAATGGTGCAGGATTCGCCATCGCAGTACTTGGTGCCACTGCCGGACGCTGACTTAAATCGAGTAATCGGTTTAATGTTGGCGGATAATTCATCATATTGTTTCTTCGTGATAGCTTCGTAGGGAGCCTGTTCGTATCCCGTTTCTTCATACTTCAAAAATGAGACAGCTTTTAATCTCGTTTCATACATTTCGAGAGCGCTCTTAATCTGTGGCGCTTCGTCGGGCTTAAAAGTAACGGTGATAGATACAGAATTATCTGCCCAATAGTGCTGATATTGGGCAGCAATCTCAAGTTGCTCCCACATGCTCACATCTTTCTTTCCTTTGATAAAATATTTTTCATGAACTGGAAATTCAACACACACAGTGTTTGGCGAATATTTGTCATCTTCGATATTATAACCTGCTTCGGCTAAAGTGTCAAGCATTGTGTTAGATTTTGAGAACCTAATGCGTCTGATATAGTATTCATCTTCCGGAAAATGTACGCCGGGAGTGCTACCATTTAGTAAAGACACCGTTCCTGATGGCTTGATGGATGTCATGCGAACTGACTTAGGGATGCAGAGCCAATCAGAATATTCTTCGTCAAGCTGCTGAACATGTCCATACGCCTTGTCACACCACGTAAGCATCTCGCGGCGGCCGTGTTTGTTAAATGCTTGGACAACGCCAGATTGAGAAAGACCAATGCGGCGGTTCTTTAACATCTTAGCATTGGTTTCTGGCCAGTGCGTGTTCGATAGCGTAACAGTCTTTCCATATAGATAAGCAATCTTAAGTGTCTTTAAATAGTCTTCGTACGTATCGTGTTTCGCAGGAAATGTTTCAACGAGACAGCAAAGCTCAGCATCTTCAAGCTGTTGCTCTACACACGGGTTGAAACCCATTACGCTCCTGTCGTCATCGCGTGGAGGATCAGCCATACGTCCTCGGGTGCGGGCGTTGTCAAGCCAAATATATCCCGGCTCACCATTCTTTTGTGACTGTTCGGCATGCCATTGGTAATCCATACCCACAACTGCGTGGAATGAATTATTAGAGCCCCAACGATGGTGGTACAGTTTTTCTTGATCGTTCTTCATTTCAAGATAGTGAAGGTCATCGTGTGCCCCAAGAGCTAATGCCGCGGATCGACGCACATTGCCGGATACAACACAACGACCAATCAGATTTTCAGTATCTACAATATCAACCGAGCTAATTTGTTGTCCAATCTTAGCGTCATACAGATCTCTCAGATTTTGGTGTAACTCAATCAAAGGTTGTGGCCCAGATGAGGTACCACCGAAACCTTTTATTGGTGCCCCCAATTCTCTAATGCTTGAGTAATCAAACTTTGGGACTTGCGATCCAAAAAAGTAGCCGTCTAACAAAAGTTTAACGGAGTGCACCCAACCTTCGCGAGAGTCGTCAATAATATGAATATCATTAGTAAATTGAGGCTCAGCAATTGTTACACTGCTGGAACCAAGGGTATCGAATCCAACTCCAATACCCACCATGAGCGCATCCATCATCCACGCGAACAGATAGCCGCCTTTGGTTGACAAGTCCTTGGTGGATCTAAAGGCACAGTTAAAAAGACCGGCGGCGGTCCTTTCTTCAATAAACTTGGTGCCCATCATCCACAGTCCGCGGCCGGGTGGGGTCCACTTTAAATTAAACAATCGATCATATGCGTCCTTGGCTGTTTTCTGAGCCTTATTATCATTCCATTCGAGCCCCAACTGGAATACATGCTGTTTCTGCATATTAAACATACCCTCGATGACACGACGGCAAGTTTGGAACCATTCTTCGGATCCTTCTGCTTCCGGATCAAATTCGCTGAGGCGTCTGGAATAAGTTCGTTTAAATGTTACGTACCCCAATGGACCCCATGGCACTTCTTTGTCGGTATACTGCTCGATGAATGTGTCTGATAATTTGAATTTTCTGATGTTGTCGATTGTTCTCATGTAATTATTTTCCTTCTAGTTTTGAACTTTTCGTATCGGCTCTGGAGGTGGTCTTTCTGTGCCGCGGCCGAATTCGGAACAGGATTCAGTGGTATTGTGCCGGTACCAGTCGAGGTAGATGGAATTATTTTTGGCAACATTCTTATACACACATTTGACGTATCCATAAATAGATCATATATTATTCCATCGGGACCATTTCTGTTTTTAGCGATGAACATTTTTGCCTGATTTTTTTGTTTATCCTCGATGGTCCTCGAAAGTGTAAAAATAAAATCAGCAACAAAACATTTGTTAAAAGCTTCAGAAATTTGTTCCATGGTGATCACTTCAGCGTTCAATCCGGAACGATTTGTTTGCGATGCTGTCCACACCGGGCACTCAAACTCTTGAGATATAGCTCTTAGCTCTTCATAAATGGATTCTAACTCATTTCTCTTTTCTTTCCTGACTGTGACGGGCTTAAGCAAGTCTGCATAATCAATAACGATTAGCCCGGGCTTGATACCCCTCTTAAGAAGTTTTGACAAATGTGTCTTAATTGTGTTTGTGGAGGCAGACTTTGTTGGGTATTCTTTAACGATCAGCCTTCCTTCGATATCTTTAACTGCGTCATATATCTCGTCCTTGAAATTTTTCAATTCTGATAAAGGGTAACTAGTAATACAACTGTCATATCTGGATGCAACCACTGTGTCCTGTAACTCAAGCGTGTAGTGTACAACCGTTTTAGCCTCCTTTACTGCTTGTGCGCCTAAGTGGACAAGAGCCATAGACTTTCCAGCACCGGTAGGAGCTATAACAACACCTAGTTCACTCTTGCCTAATCCGCCGCTGGTTATCTTGTCAATCTCAGTCCAACCGGTAGTAACTGGCTTTCTAAACTTAGGCTTAAATCTCTCTTCAAAGTCGACCAAATAATCGTAACCAAAATTATTATCAGAACCAAGCTTGAGCGCATCGTTGATGACGGTTGAAATCTCATCGAATGAGCATGACTGAAGCAGCCCAACTGATTCCATCATCGCTTCTTTGAGCTTTTGTTTTCTGCAAAATTCAAGCGAGGTTTCTTTTATATAATCACTGTCGCTAACTTCTTTAGCACGCACTCTAGCAAAATACTCTCTGACTTGATCGCGGACGGCCTCGTCCTCCTTATCAAGCTCTGTTCTTAAAATAGTAATCAACGCGTCTGCAGACGGGTGCTTCCCATATTTTGTGCGATGGCGGAGGATCTTTGTAACAAATATCCTCAAATATTCGAGTTCTAGAAAATTAACATCAAGAACTTCAGTTATTTGATCCGCGAAGGGTCGGTCCTCGAATATTAATTGAACCAACCCTTCCTGAAAGGCTTTTCCATACCTTCCGAAATCTACTTTTTCTGATAGCATCTTGCCCCTTTGTTGCTGTGTTTATAAGTATAACATTCATTCGCCTAAAGTCAAGGCAAAAACGGCTTAGTTATTAGGCCGCGTCAACACGATCACTAATGATCTTGTTTAAGGAAGTCTTCAGATCTTCCCAATTTAATTCACCAAATCCATCATCAATCATCATCTTTAAGATGCCGGTTTTATTAAAAGTAAACTCAAAATTTTCTATAGATTCTTTAACAAAAGTTTTAGACTGAATAGACATCTGCGGAGCGTACAATTGCATCATCTTATAATTATGCTCAATCAGCTCTTTGCTGTCGACAATATTGTTAAAAACTTTTAATTTACTTTCTTCGAGCATTTCTTCACAGTGTTCAATAACATCATCGACAGTGTATGTTTCTTCTTCGCTCAAAAAACTTAACCTCTTGGCAACGGTACCAAAGCCCACACCTTTAACTCCCGGTAAATTATCGGAAGCATCGCCAATGATTGCCCTCGCCAATGCCATATTGGTTGGGTGCACTCCTGTCTGTTCAATAATCC